TCAAAGGACGATGGACGATATAATCAATTTGTTTCATTTTGTTCGCGTAGCACCTGTAGCTGGATCTGTTTCACGCTCTTTACGAGCAACTTCTAGTTCAGCTAATAGACTCATTACTCTGTTAGCGCCTACATCCTCTTGAGCAGATTCGTCTGTCATTTCTGGATTTGTAAGTAAAACTTCGTATGGTGAATCATCTTCTTCTTCGTTAGCATACATTTCCATTGGCTCATTTTCACCTCGTACAATTAAATGTGATTGAGGAAATGCTAAGTCATTTGAAAGTTGATTTTCTAATACAGCACTTGTAGTTGGATATGATGTAACTACTTCATAATGTGTTACTTCAACATTACGCAACCTTGGAAAGTCTAACGGTGATTCAGTAATAGGAGTGGTTTTAGATTTTGAAAAAGATACAATTTCGTATTTGTTCAATGAGCGTTCCATATTGTCAGCAAAGTTTTCTGGAAGTTCGCCAGCAGCTCTTACAATAAACTTGTATGTCTTTTTATTATCTCGTAAATATTCAGCAAAGTGTTTCATAATAAATTCCTTGTTTTACCTATTTATCAATATTCTTGAGCTTCTCAATCAGCGAGTTTCTGTCAGTTATTACAAAGCCTTCAGTTTCAACTGGCGTAGAATTTTTTACTGCTGTATCTTTGTCTAGCTTTTCTTTCTTTAGCTGTAGCTCAACCATTTTAAGTTTCTTATCCATCTTAGCTACTTTAGAATCTAAATTAATCTTTAGCATTTGTCCAGCTACTTCAAATATACGTCCGGAAAATCTCGACTCAACATTCATACCTAAGTCCATTAAATCTTCATAAGCATCCATGGATTTGCTTGATACTTCGTCAAGTTCGTTGTCGCCCATATCGCCTAAGCCTTTGACAGCGGGTAGAGCTGATGCTATCTTGTCAAAATCTTCTATAGAACGTAGAGTGTCGTTTGCTTTTGATTGCCTTGCTCGTCTTTTTGGTTTACTTTCTTCCTCAATAATCTCCTGTGACTCAGGAAGATTTAGAAGTTCTTCTAATTTTTTCATTGACAAACCTTATGAATTAGTATATAATATTTATTTACGACCCGTGTGAAACATTTCGTTTTCTGTTATTACTCGGAATATCATTCCTTGTTGTTTACAGAAATCTTTTGCTGCGGACCATTTGGCTTGGTTTACGATGTAGTGTGCTTGGTTGTGTTTGTTGCGTCCAGTGGCTTCTCTCATTGCTTGGTTAGCAGGTTTGACTTCGATTATCTCAGTTTTTACAGCGCCGTTTCTGTCTTGGTATTGTATAAGGAAGTCAGGGACGTAGGTTGTTTTCTTGCCTGTGAAAGGATGTAGGTATGGAATGCGTAAAGGTTCTGATGCCCATTGTGTGATGGATGTATGGTTATCACAGAATCTCATAAACTGTAATTCCCATGAGCTTCTATAAATAGGGCGAGATTTGCCCATGTATTTTTCTTGGTGAGATACTTGATATAAACCTTTAGCAAACCTAGGCATATTAATCTCTTAATAATATATTGCCTTGATATTCTGTAGCTACAGTAATATTCTTTATATCAGATACGTTTGTAATTTCGAGATATTTATATTCATCAGAATCTGTAATTGAATCTAGAATGTTACGTTCTTCATAACTGCCTGCTCTTGTATTAGTCCTAAAACCTAATTGTGAAACTTTGTGTCTAGACTCATTAAGAATTTTTAAGATGATTGAATTAAGCTGAAGTTTATTTAATCCTTTTATTGTATCTATAAGTTCAAATATTTTTAAGCCTTCTTTTTTAGCTTCAGATAATAAAACTTGTGCAAGAGCTTGTGAAGCAGGTTTTCCAAAGCCTCTTTTTTGGAAAAAGTTTACAACTGAATCATAGTCATTAGCAGCAAACTCTAACTTCTCTGTAAACCTGTCATTAAAGAAAGCTACAATTTTATCAGATGATGATGTGGTAGTAGCTGAAAAATTTGAATTACTCATCTGCTCCTCCAAATCCTGATTCTCCACTCACTACATTATCATACAAACCTGAAACGCCTCCTAAAACAAGTCCGCCTACTTCTTGCATTACTCCTGCTTCAGTCAATTGGCCCATATTTTTTAAAATATTAACTCCGCCAATAATTGCCCCTAATGTCGTCATACCTTTTCCTGTTTGTTTGTAGTCAAAAAGATCAGCTACGGATCTGTTGTTATCTCCACCAACGAAGTTGTTTATTATATCTCCTGCTGCTGTTATGTTGCTTAATAGACTAACAGAGCCACCACCAGTAATATTTAATGGACTAGGAGTAACATCATAATGTGCCAAATCACCAAAGCCAGTTGGATTAGTGTCGTTCAATCCTCGTCCTGCTGAGGTAGAACCTCTTTCAATCCATACAGTTTCATATCGGAATGATACACTCAAATCGTTAGTTTCACCTCCGCCAGCATAATTCATATCGCCATACCGCCAACTCTCAATCATAGGATTTACAAGTTTAAATTTAGTAAAGGTATGTCGTGTCATTTGATTAATGTGAATTGAATTAAAGAAAGGATCACCCCTAACTCCAAAACTGTTTAGTCCGTGCAGTGTTTGATTAGCTGTACTTCCTTTGTATGTATTATCTAGTAATGGTGGTCCACTCACTGCTGGTGATGCTTGAGTGTATCCTGCAACACCTGCTATACTACCTTGTGTATTATTTCTAACAAGTTGTTTTCTATACCAAGGATACACATCTGTACCATGCGGGTCAGTATAATAATACCTAAAGTATGCTTCTAACATTCCTGTCATCATTCCAAGATTGTCATCATGGAATGCCATTGACAGTGGTTCGTATGTTACACCTGTTTGTACATTTTTTGTTCGGTTGTATTTTTTCTTTGTCTCTACTTGTACCGTAAAAGATGGCAAGTCTGTTTGCTTAACCATCAATCCTGATTCTAAAGTATGCCTATCTTTCCATGTAGGTAAAACTTTATTAACAGCATCTTTATTGATGTCAAAATATACATGATATAAAAATTTGACTTTAGGTGCAAGTCTAAATTGATTTTTGACAAACGTTCTAGATGCGTGAGAATAATCTGCTAAATTTCCTTTTGGATTTAAGACCCCTGAAACTAGATTGTCGAAAAAGCCGTTAAAAATATTGCTCATAGTTTATGTCAAAAAAATATGAGGGCATAGCCCTCATATATTTTAAATACCACCGCCAGTTGACAGGGTATTAATTGTTCTACCGATAGCTGATCCAATACCTGTTCCTTGAGGTGATTGGATTGCGTTGTCGTACTTGACAGTTAAGGCAATTGTTACAGCATCTGATGTTGCGTAACTCAATTGTTGATATGCTGCGGATGATACATAGCACCCGTATAAATCAAATGTTTCTAAAATATTAGCAACATTAGCTCCGTTACCACCGTCTAAAATTTCTACTTTCATAGAAAATTTATAATCTAGTCCAGAAGCTGCACTTGATTGCTCATAAAAATCTAGTTGTTTCTGTAACTGCTCACCTACTAATCTTTGAACTTGATTAGTTGCGTCTTCTCTCAAGTTCACAGTTAGTGGCTCCCAGCTATGTTTTCCAGCTAGGTTAATTTTTGAGTTGTAAACATCTAAAACTATATCTTCAAAAGTAACACTAGGTCTCGTGATATCAATCACTTGTTTTGTTAATTCAGTTGTAGGTGTCGAAACTCCAAAATTTAAAAATGATACTCTAAACCTATACTGTAGTTTAGGCATCAACAGGCCCTGCGTTACCGGTGAATCACCGCTTGCTAATGGCACTGTCATTTTTGATAAAGTTGCTATTGACATCTAAATGACTCCTTATTAATATTATTTATGCTCTCACAAACCAGCTATTTCGCCAGTGTTCTTGATTCTGATTGGAATGTAAATAAACTCAATCGCCTTTACAGGCTCAATAGCAATGTCTACATACAATTCATTTCTATCAATTCTTGCTGGTGTATTATTAGTTTCATCACATACAACTAAGAAGTCATAGAGGGCTCGTAAGCCTACAAGTTCAAGTAACATAGTTTCTACCTGTTGCTTAATCTCGTCTCGTGTAATTTTATCGTTTGGTTCAAACAAATAAGGCTTAGCAAGAACACGCAAGGTGCTTCGTAAATAAACAATAAGTCTAGCTACGTTAATTCTATCTAATGCGCTAGGTACAAGTTGTCTTGTCTTTTGTCCAAAACATACTAAACCTGCTCCAGTTACA